GTATCACACAAGCTTGGTAGAGATTGGATTGGAAGTGAACTAAACCCCGAATATATAAAAATCGCAGAAAAACGCATATCAGATATTACCATTCAAAACACCCTCCAAATTTGACATTGACTAAAAAAGTTTGTATATTTTACAATCTAATGTTCCGTGCAAAATACGGAAAAAGGGGCGGTGCGTTTCATATAGAAAGACATCAATACTGCCCCTTAAAAATTGAGAACAATATGGGGAGGTAAAATATGCCAGCAGGCAGACCAAAGGGGATTAAAAAGTCGGGTGGGCGTAGACCGGGCGCATCCAATAAAGCAACAAAAGAGATTAAAGAGTTAATACGAAGCAGGGATATTGAGAAAGTAATAGACGCTATGTTTGACTCGGCGTTAGGATTATATGCCGAAGCCGATGTGGATTCCGGTGTGGAGGCGACGACAAAGGATGGTGAAAAAATAAGAGTATATCAGAAAGCTCCATCAGAAAGAGCGAGTCAACTACTCATTGAGCAAGGTTATGGTAAGCCGACACAGCGAGTTGAGGGTGGGGATGAACCAATAAAGTTCGAGATTAAAATATCAGACGTAGCTGACGAGGAATAGATGCCCGCTGGCGTACCGAAACCAAAAAAGAGCTATGAGATAAACTTTAAGTTCCAACCCAAACAGAGGAAGGTTTGGGACTTAATGCAGGATAAGAAAACAACCAGAATAGGTGGAGGTGGCTCCCGTGGCGGCGGGAAATCGGCGATGGGTCGCAATATTATGCTAATGCGGAGATTGCTTTATCCAAAGACACTCGGTTTAATTCTCCGGCGAACCTTCCCGCAGTTGTACGCTAACCATATCGTCCCCCTATTTATGGAACATCCTGACTTACGACCATATTACAATAAACAAGAGAAAGCATTGACGCTACCGAATGGCTCTATGTTATTTTTCGGACACGCTGAACACACAGATGATATTTATAACTATCGTGGGTGGGAGTTCCTTGATATAATGCCGGAGGAAGCAACGGATTTTGAGGAAGAACAGCTTGAGTTTTTAACCACGATTAATAGATATACGGGTGGTTTAGATGTTGTTCCCAAAATGCTGTACACAACAAATCCGGGCGGTGCTTCACACGCTTACTTAAAACGTCTATTTATTGATAAGATTTATACCAAAGATGAAGACCCAAGTATCTATAAGATGGTTCCGATAAAGGCGTGGGATAACATCGAATGGGTTAGACCGCAGTTAATCATTGATGGCTACACACCAAAGCAATATTACAAAGAGTGGACTGATGAGCAGAGATTAAAATACTTTTTAGAGTATTCCGATTATGGTAGAACTTTAAATGCACTCCCGTCTGATAAAAAAGAGGCTGAATTGTATGGAAATTGGGACATCTATTCCGGAAAATTTTTCAGTGAATATTCCCAACAATATCACGTTATTCCCGACACCAAACCAAAAGAAAATTATACGATAGCGGGTGCTATAGACTATGGGCGGGACTTCGCACTTGAGATAGGGTTCAAGGACTATATGGGGAATGTTATTATTTTCTCCGAGCTTGCCTTTGAACACGAAACACCTAAAAGCTCCGCATACAAAGTGGCTGAATTTCTTAAAACATTAAATCTTGGCAGGTTTCTTATACTTTGCGATACCAATATGGCAAGTAGCGTAGAATATCACGGCGCAGATAAAGCTCCGATAGAGATATTCAGGGAGGTTTTTAAAGAGGTGCTTGGTATGAACGCACCCGTGCTTGATGTTGTTTCAAAGAAAAGCCCCGATAAGCGGGATTACAGGAAGGTTTGTAACGAGGTATTTAAAGATTATCTGCATTGGGAAAGAAATCCTAATTGGAAAGAGGGTTCTGATGAGCCGGAGTTAAAAGTAAAACCAAGATTATATATATGTGAGAACGTAACAGAATTGCCTGTGAGCATACAGAGTTTACAGCACAAAAAAGACGGTGATGGGTTGGACTTTGACCCAAAGATCGGAAAGGATCACGCATACGACGCAGCGAAGTATTTATTAATGTTTTTACGAGACCCATATAAAGAAACCCCCAAACCAAAACCAAAATCAGAGAGGGAAATGATTGAGGGCATTTTTGAACAGGTGCAACAAGAGAGTTTAAAGGCGTTACGCACTAAAAAGCGAAAATTTGAATTAGCATAGGATAAATCATGGACATAAAGCGTTGGCATAATACTGTATCATCTTTCCGGCAACTCGTATCGGGATATGTTGAGAAGGATTCCGGCAGCGGTGTAGCAAGCGACCCGCCAAATGCACGGAAAAAGAATGAAGTTAGTACATTCGTAAACAGACTTTTTAGCGATTCTCTTACGTGGCGTGACGGTTCACTTCAGAACCGAGTGCCTGAAGATTATGCTCTAAGCCCGACAGACCTGTGGGAAAAGAATAGGTATCTCGAAACAGGGAAACATTGGGAGGTGCATGGAAACAGAAAAACTCAGGAAGATGACGCTAAACACGAGCTTGTCGATAATGAAACAGGTAATCAAATACGGGCGAAAAAGTCTTATTTAACTGCAAATTGGCATGATGTCACCGTACACCCGAACATAAAGAATATTAACGACATTCTCGAACAAGAGCGTGAGGCGACTGATTGGGGTAGGTTTATACGGGATGTAGTAACACAGGGCAATACAGAGGGAACCGCCGTTGCCTACTCGTTTCTTGATAGAACATTACACCCAGAGGGGGTTGTGCGGGAAGTTTTACTTGATAACGAGAGTTTATTCCCGACACCGTATATTGGAGAAACCTACGAAAGGATACAGGGTTGTTGGTATCTTATCGTAGCCACACTACAGGAATCCCGCCAGATGTTGAAAGAATATCCAGGTTTAAAAGCAAGTAAACTCACAGAGCGCCGGAGCGTAGATACAGACAAGGTGAGTAAGAAAAAAGACGGGGGAACGGGATTTGATGAAACCAAGCTCGTACTTAAACTTGACTGCTGGCTTGACGATGATTCCTATACAGAGGNAGATTTCGACCAGGAAGAGTTCGACCTAAAACGTCAGCTAATAGATGAAACTGCTCGTGAATTGCTTGAGCGCAGAGATGCGGGTGAACAGCCGGAGATAAACGAAGCTGTGGTAGAAATTGGCGATACAGACCATCACCCCAAATACATTGAAGCATATGCAAACTGGCTTGAGGAGATATTAGGGCAAGACCTTGAAACACCGCAAGATGAGGATTATATAGCCGTAGTCGGTTCTTTGATTGAGATACAAATGGCGGCACACGGGCAAGCACAGGAGGATTTAAAAGAGTCGGGAGTGCCATCCGGGAAGAAACAAAAATATCCTTATGGGCGACATATCGTAATTGTAAGCGACCAGGTAGTTGAGGATGAACCAAATGAATGGGAATTTGATTGGCGCAAGTTATTTCATAAGTACGACCACGAGCGGGTACCCGGACATCACTGGGGACGTGGTATGCCTGAAATACTGTATAACGACCAATTCGCAATCAATACAATGTTATCAAGGATAGCTGATGTATCGTTATTTGTTGGTATACCTAAGCCGTGGTTAAACATCCTTGATAAGGATATAGTTGAGTCTGAGGGTTACAATAACGACCCAACCATCCCCGCCTACTATAGGGGTTCACCACCTCAATTTCCCAAAGGTACAGCACCACAAGAAATGGCGAATATTTACAGTGCAAAGAAGGAGTCCATAAAGAAAGCACAGGGGGCATCAGATGTAATATTTGGAGAAGCACCGCATTCACGGGCGTCTGGTGAACTAACCGAAATGCTTTTACAGCAGGCATCAATTCAGATAACCGGAGAAGCGGCGAGCAACTTAATAGAGTTTGTCAAATCCGTATTTGAAACTCGGATAATGATGATGCGCCAAGCATACACAACAGCACGTTATTACAGAATTGAAGGACATTATCAGCCGGTAGTTATATCAGACTTACTTGAATATGAGGAAACACAAGACACATTAACCGGCGAGATAAAACAAACCCCCATACCGAAGATTGAAATAAAAGTAGAACCTGAGAGCAATTATCCAATGCGGTGGATGCGGGATGTATCTATGCTACTTAGAATGGCGGAAGCACTTGGACTTGACAACGGAATACCGATGGAAATGATACTCGATATTGTTGGAGAGCGGTTCCCGTCACTCAAAGAGGGTGGAAAACACAGGCAGATAAGAGAGATAATTCAGCTCGGTATGCAAAAAATGCAGGAGATGCAGGAAGCACAGAATCAAGAAGAATCCACACTCAAGCAAGTCGAACAGCGAGTCCGACAAGAAGGAATCGACCGAATGCTTGGAGATAAACAAATAGTTGACCCCACAAGGAGATAATATATGCCATTAAAGAAAGACACAGAAGAGCAGGTAATCAGAAAACATCTAAATATCAGTCCTGACGTTCCTCTTGACCAAAAATTGCCGAAGAACTTCATAATGAATAAATACGCCAATTATGCAATGGTCAGGGACACATTACCGATGGGTCATAAGGGCTATCTTGATAGCTGGTTTGAAAAGCAAGGTATTGATTTACTAACGTCAGCACCGGCGCCTCAAAAAGATGAGGGGGATACTAAAGGTGTCATTAAATCAAAAAAGGTTTGGGGTGATACCAAAATACAGATAAACGCCGACCCATTTTTTGCACTTGCAAGAATGATAATCAGAGGTCGGGCTGACCACTTAAATGGACGCAAGGGTATTAACTTCATATTTGGAGATATAATTGGCTCAGAGAAACCGTCAGAATATTGGGCGGAAGTGTTAAACCAAAAAAAGGGAATCAATGGCAAACTTCAGAATAGACCAGACGAGGGAGAAAAAACAGGAGTCGGATTACCAACTGAGGAAACAAGTGGAGCCGGTAGCGAGGGAGAACTTCAAGAAGATGTCCGAGAAGGAGAAAGCGGAAGCGGTGCAGAGGTGGGAAGAGAATCCAAAGAATGAACCAGGCGCTCCAGACTTTCATCCACGGGTACAACTTAAATCCTTTGGTGGTATTGGAGAGGGAAAACCCGCAGAATTACTTAAATGTGGGCATTATGTGAAAAAATACATATACAGTGAGGCAGGAATGTTTAAACAGTGTAAATATGGACACAGATTTCCCCGATGAAAAAGTGCTCCAAATTTGACATTCACTTAAAAAGTTTATATATTCTACAATACAAAGTTGTAAGATTTTCAAATTCCCACAAGGAGAGATATGGTATATTTAAGAATCAATGATTTTTGCCACCGGCTCAATCCTGACACAAGACAGGTAGAGAGTTGTGAGGTAGAGGGCGACAACCCGAACCACAAGTGGCGATTGATAGATGGACGTGAGATGGAAATGGATGGTAGTATGAAGAGCGAACTGCGGTTGACGCTTGAAAGATTGCGCCGGGAATTTCCGCAGGGATATAAACTGCCCCGCTCACAGAGTTTGCGGGAGATGGTGTGACGAGAAAAGAAATTTATAGCAGGTTCGATGAGCTATTTGACGAAATGGGATTTAACGACGAAGTTGTAATGGATTGGGGTTCATTGAACCTGCAAATATCGTTTCAAGGTGGAAACCCGACAATGCTGATAAAAGAGCGGGAGACACAAAAATTATAAAGGTTCCACCCTGCTGATAAGAACTCAGAGGGTGGTCAAAGTTTAAAATAGCGGCGGGGTAGAGAACAGGTAACTCTCGACTCTCATAAGGTCGAATATG